GCTCGCAAATGGCTCGCAGATAAACCCAAAAAAGGACTTCTGCCTAAACATTTGAGGAACTTTGTATGCTGACCTATTCATTCCATAATATCGAAATACCTGCTGGCAAGACATCAGGCGAAGTTCAGACACTTTGTCCGCAGTGCAGCCACACCCGAAAAAAGAAAACTGACAAATGCCTATCAGTCAACTTAGATAAAAAGGCATGGTATTGCCAGCACTGCCAATGGAAAGGTGCAATCATTGACCGCCCGGAGGTGGTAAAATATGAAGTGCCGGAATGGAAAAACAACACCACGCTATCCGACAAGGTGCTGAAATGGTTTGAGGGCCGCAGGATTACAGCCGCCACACTCAACAAAATGCAAATCACCGAACAATCCGAATGGATGCCGCAGGTTAGCAAGGAAGTCAATTGCATCTGCTTCAATTACTTTGAGGGTGGGGTGTTGAAAAACACAAAATATCGGGATGGCTCAAAGAATTTCAAGATGCACAAAGGGGCGGAACTCATCCCATATAACATTGACTGCCTTGCAACCGCAAAAGAGGTTTGGATAGTTGAAGGAGAAATGGATGCACTATCACTGATTGAAGCAGGGATTGAAAATGTTATCAGCGTACCAAACGGGGCGCAGCCAAACCTAACTTTTTTTGACCGCTTTATGCCGATGTTTGACCACATTGAAAAGATACACATCGCAGTTGACAACGATGCGCCCGGCATTGAATTACGCAATGCCATTGCAGAGCGGTTTGGTAAAGACAAATGCGATTACATTGTATTTCCTGACTGCAAAGATGCAAACGAATATCTTTTGCTTAATGGTGCATTTGCCTTGCGTGATGCTGCCAATAACGCAACCGAGTTCCCGATGGTCGGAGTGTTCAGCATTACCGATTACCTGCCAGAAATTGAAAATCTCTACAATTACGGATTGCCAGAGGGTTGCGGAACTGGTATGTCTGGATTTGACAGCCTGCTAAAATTCCATAAGGGATATTTGACCACTATCACGGGTGTTCCCGGTCACGGTAAATCGGACTTTTTAGACCATATCCTTATCAAGTTACTGCAAAAACACGGATGGAAAGGTGCGTTTTACAGCCCTGAAAACAGGCCAGTTGAACTGCACATCAGCAAGTTGATGCGGAAGATAACACAGCGACCATTTCAGGGCCACAATAGGATGAACCAAGAGGAAGTATATGAAGCCCTGATGCTGCTGGAAAACAATATCTACTTCGTAAAGCCGGAAAAGGATTTCACGCTGGACAGCATCTTGTCAAAGGTGGCCGAACTTAAAAACCGCAGGAACATTGATTGGTTTGTCATTGATGCATGGAACAAGTTGGAACACCAGTACAGCGAAAGCGAAACTAAATATATCGGTCAATCTCTGGACAAGATTGTCAATTTCTGCGAGAGGTACAATGTGCATTGCTTTTTGGTGGCACACCCACGCAAAATACAGAAAAAGGATGGCGGTATCTATGAAGTTCCCACACTTTATGACATCGCAGGTTCAGCAAACTTTTTCAATAAGACGGACAACGGAATTACGGTGTATCGGAATTTCCAAAACAATAGCGTGGAAGTCCACGTGCAAAAAGTAAAATTCAGCCATTGGGGTGCGGTTGGTTCACAGCTATTTCAATATGATGTGCCAACCGGATTATATAAAGAAATACATTAATATGAGAGCAAAAATAAAAATACCAAAGACAAACAGCCGCACCACATTCCGCATGAGCGAGGTATCGCAGCTAAAAGAAACAATCAGCCATCAGCAGGTTCGCATTCAGGAACTGGAACGGATGCTGAAAATGGAGATTGCCTATGAACACGCAGCAATTAAAGCCGCACACCTTGCAATTAGGTCAGCATACGCTGACTATCTGCCGACACACATTTCCCATTCCACCCGAAAGCGTGAAATTCTTGAACCCCGGCAAATATTCATGTGGCTTATCCGCAACAAAACTGCCATATCATTGAGCAACATTGGAAAGATTTGCGGTGGCCGTGACCATAGCACCGTAATACACGCTTGCCGGAAAGTTGATGATTACGCAGCCACTGACAGACGTTATGCTGCCCGGTTAGAAACCATAAAAAATAACTTTGAAAGTTTTGCAGAACAGATATGAATATCATAAATTTCAGCGGTGGCAGAACTTCTGCATACATGACAAAGCGATTAATTGATGAAGGATTGCAAGATTACATCGTCACGTTTCAAAACACAGGAAAAGAAATGCCACAGACACTTGACTTCATAAATGAATGTGATGTCCGCTGGGGGTTAAATTTGGTATGGCTTGAATATCGCAAACCTGCAACATTTGTGGTTGTGAATTATGCAACAGCATCTCGCAATGGACAGCCATTCCAAGAACTTTTAGAACAAAGACCAAGTGGCATTCCAAATATGCAGTTTAGGTTTTGCACAACTGAACTAAAAATAAACACACTCAAACGCTATCTGCAAAGTATTGGTATAACTGAATACACATCATTTAACGGCATTCGATACGATGAGCCACGCAGATGGTCAAAGGTTCAAGATGATGTTGAATTGCCGTTGGTTAAATGGAAAACTACAAAGCAAGATGTTTTGAATTTCTGGAAACAGCAAGATTTTGATTTACAAGTCAATGAGCCATACGGAAATTGCGACTGCTGTTTTTTGAAAGGCAAAGGTAAATTGGCAATCATTGCAAAAGAAAAGCCGGAATTGTTTGATTGGTGGATAAACATTGAAAAACAAAGCGGCTACCAGTGGAAAAAAGAAATCAGCTATCAGCAACTCAAAGACAAGGCATTGTCTCAAATTGGGTTGTTTGACAGTGACCCATCTTTTGAATGTTTTTGCAACATAGATTAGGTTATTAAAGTTTAAAAATGTATATTTGCACAATGAAACTTATCAATCCTTTCAAGCCCCACGTGGTTAAACTGCCTGATGGTGGTTTTGCTATCCGGTTGTATCGGCTTTTTTCTGCCCAGTTCCTCACTGAATTTGGAACGTACACGGATTGCGTTGACAATCTTATGCTATTCCGCACACACTTTGATGCTGTGATGCACCTTGACATCCTAAAATACAAACGTAAACAACTAAACAAAGCAAAAGCAATATGATAGTAATTGACATCTGCCTCTCCGATGTTCCAAAGGAACTGATAACAGAGGGCAAAAACGGAAAAAAGTACCTTAAACTGGTACTAAACGAACGCAAAAGCGAGGGCAAGTATGGCGAAACCCACACGCTGCAATTAAGCCAGACCAAAGAGGCAAGATTAGCAGGAGTAAAACCAACCTATGTTGGAAGCGGAAAGGCTTACACATTTGAGCAAAAGCCGAAAACAACTGCGGATGAACCTGCAAAGTATGAGGATACTGGATTACCGTTTTAAGTATGAAAGAGAAAATTGAAAACACCTGCGACAGCATCAAACAACTGCTGATTGACAAAAACGCCAAGTATGGAAACTCCGCCCTTAACCCGGTGCGAGTTTTCAGCAAGGCATCCACCACAGAGCAGTTGCTTGTTCGCATAGATGACAAGTTGAGCCGGATCAAAACAACCGGGATGGAAGCACCTGATGAGGACACCCTCAATGACCTTATCGGTTACCTTATCCTGCTTAAAATCGCAACGAAATGACACCAAAAGAAAAAGCAGAAGAGTTGATTGGTAAATGCTACGATACGTTTATTAATGATGAAGATGAGCATTATACAGGAACGGCTTGGAGATTATCTAAACAATGTGCAATGATTGCAGTGGATGAGATAATTGAAGTTTTATGGAAAACTAATAAAAATGAAACTGAATATAGGCACTGGCAAGAAGTAAAAAAGGAGATTGAAAATTTATGACACACGAAGAAAAACGAATACACTTTATTGCACACGCCCGTAAAGGCATGAAGATGCAGGTTGTTGATGCCTGTAAAGGTGTGGCAAGTTATGCCACGGTTATAAAGGCCCTGAACAATCCCAGCAAGTACAAAAGCAAAAAGGAGCAGCAGGTAATTGATGTTGCCTATCAATTTGTGAACAGCCGTGCGAGAGGAGTTATACACGACCATAGTATATTGGAAGCGTGAGATGATGTCCTTTGACATCGTGCCAAATGCAGAAGCAGACCGGGTAATTGCAAGATATCGCAAAAAAGGATTTGAGGCCGAAGTTTACAGTAAAGAGTTGATTGTAACCATTGCCAAAAAAAAATCTTGAAAAAAGTTTGCATATATAAAAAACTATACTATATTTGCACCATACAAATCAATCAAATATGAAACACGATTTAGAAAAAAGAACCAAACACGGCAGGGTATCATCTTGCGAGTACGAGTTTTATTACTCGTCATTCACCGACATTGTTAGCATCACTGCTACCTGGGCGAACATCAACGAAAAGGAAAGGGTTGCCATTCCTGCTGAAAAGATTGACGAGCTGATTGCATTTTTGCAAGATGCCAAATTAATGTACGAATTAGGACTTGACAAGGAGGGTGTCAGCTATGAATAACACCCTAACCGCACCCATTCTGCCAAACGAAGTAGAATGGAGAATTCAGAGCCAAACAAGTACGGGCAAACTGATTGTCGTGCCGTACATAAACAATCGCTGTGTAATGACACGCTTCGATGCTGCTTTTGGTGCAGAGAACTGGACATCCGAGTTTCGGGAAATCAGCAATGGTTTTCTTTGCCGCCTTACCGTGACCATAAATAAACGGGAAGTGTACCGGGAAGACGGAGCCAGCAAGACAAACATCGAGCCGGAAAAGGGTGGTATCTCTGATGCAATGAAACGTGCTGCTGTGCAGTTCGGATTGGGCCGTTGCCTGTATGACTACCCACGTGTAATGATTGAATGTGAGGGTAAGTTTATCCCCGATTGGGCATACGAAAAATTGGATAAACTCGTCACTTGGATAAATGACGGCAAGTGTAACCGTGACATGATTATTTTAAGCCAAAAGTGATGAATAAAGAACTTGACAAACAATATGATGCAAGGCCGCTGCCAGTGGTGGCCTTGCTCGATGCCGGTGATATTGCAGGTGCTAAGGCATACGTCACACAATTAGCTGCTCACGCTGCTGCGTATGACATCCACGACTTAACCGCTTATATGGCAATGAACCAAATCCGCAGGGAGTTAATCACACGCAACCTGATTGAAGCGATGCAGCCCGAATGGGATAGTGCAGAGTTCAAGGTAAACAGGGTGCATACAGAGCAGCAGCACCGCATCCGGTCGCAGTTTTGGGGAGAAAAACACGAAAACCCATATCAAAGATGAAAAAGCGAGAAACACCCAAAAGCATTGAAAGGCAGTTGCAGGATTGCAAACTATTCGGAAATACCGAACAGATGCCAGAAGCCCAGCCGTATGATTACGCCAATATGCCGGATGATTTGCCGAGTGTAGAGCATTGGTATAATGTGCGAGAGCGGCATTTGTTTCAAGTGGAACGAATAGCAAATGGATAACAGTCGTGCAGGCGTAGCCATAATGATTTAGATATACATTGGTTACGCTTGGACTTTGTTATCACCTATCGGGTATAATACCACTTAGTATAAACAAAATCGTACCTTATCGGGTATATGGAATTGATTGCAACCATAATTTTTTTATCCCCTGCTGCATTGGCTTTGGTGGACTTTTTGACCGACATCAGCAACAATAGTAAATAAATCTACTTTTATAGGTAGATGCTGAAAGAAACCAAGCGTATCTCTCGCAACATCCATGCGGTGTATTGCGAAAAATCAATCAACCTACTTTTAATGTCCGACTTGCACTGGGATAATCCCAAGTGTGATAGGGAATTACTGAAAAATCACCTCGACGAAGCCGTAAAAAGGGATTGCAAAATCATTTTAAACGGTGACACTTTTTGTATCATGCAGGGCAAATATGACCCCCGTCGAAGTAAAAAGGATATACGGCCAGAACACAACAAAGCCAACTACATTGATGCGGTTATTCATGATGCAGTGGATTGGTTTGCGCCATATAAAGACCACATCCTGCTGGTAGGTTATGGCAACCACGAAACGGCAATCCTAAAAGCACTTGAAACGGATCCAATCCAACGCTTTGTTGACCTATTCAACACGACACATGGGGCTAATCTTTACGCTGGGGGTTATGGTGGTGTAGTTGATTTTAAGTTTCAACTGGATGCAGCAGGGCAAAGGCGTAAATGGACACTCCGGTATCATCACGGACACGGTGGCGGTGGTGCTGTGACAAAAGGTGTTATCCAAGACCAGCGAATGATGGCATCAATGGAGGGTTATGATTGTATATGGCAGGGCCACGTTCACGAACTATACCACCACATCAACCCGGTTGAAACCTATGACAGCCACCAAAAAAGAATAAAAGCCCGTAACGTGCATCAAATACGAACATCCACTTACAAGGAGGAATACGAGGATGGGTTCGGTGGGTTTCACATCGAGAGGGGCAGACCACCCAAGCCAATGGGGAGTATGTGGCTAACTTTAAATGCCAGTCAAAAGGAAAGCGAAGTAACACCAGAATTCACCTTTTGTCAGCAGCTATATGTTTAAAATACCTCTGTGCATTGATGTCATTGCGGCAGACGAACAAACCGAAATGCTGGAAGATATGGGTATTGAAACGAGCGGTGATATTTGGAATGACCCCACATTTGTTGTTTGCTTTTACAAAATTGATGCAATCATGCCTGATTTACGCAGCACAAAACAAAAACCACTTACCTGCGTGGTGTGTGGTGATTTGGTTTATCTCTGTAAATACGACATGGCAACCCTTGTGGATAGGATTGCTGCTGTGTCTTAATCTAAAAGCGTAAAGTCTATAACCTGACCGGGGTTAAATCGTTTTATTATTTCAAACCAATGTGCATCAGGAACCGTTTTGCATCCGGCACTCCATTTGTTTACAAGATTTCCTATACCTGCACGGTGCAAGTTTATCCCATAAAGGCCGAATTGCTTTGTCACCCCGTCAACTAAATTGTTTTTATTGCCGTCACGCTGAATGGTAATGGGTAAAACCTGCTGGAAGTAAGGCGCACCCAACCAAAGGTTTTTCCAGTTCGCACCTGTCACAAATCTGTGCGAATTTGTGACTTGCTGTGCAACGGCAACGGCTGTGCCGGTGATACCGCCAACGGTCAAAGGATTGTAAACGTAAAAATCACCTGCGGTTGTGGAAGCAGGGGCAACGTAGGCAATCCGACCAGCTTTATAGCATACCACAAAATCATCAAACTTGTTTGAAAACACCATATCGGTACGCAGCCAAACCAAGCCGTCAACAGGCATCTTATATTTTCGTGCCTTTATTTCGTCTTTAATGTACTTGTCCAATGCAGTCAATGTTTGTGAGCCAATTACTCCGTCAGGTTTCAACGTTGCACCTTTGCTGTTTAGATATATTTGCAGATTTTTCATGACAATAATTTTTTATCCCTTGTTTTAATTTCCTGCACGAAACAAATGGCAGGTTTGCCGATACGTTCCCACAACTTTCGGGCATCCGCATCCGTGCGGTAAATGCAGGGTTTTATCACCGCATTTAGTTCAGACGATGGATGCCATTGCCCGTCTTTGCAATAGTAAAAATCTTGTATGCCTTGCTGTTTAATTAGTGTAAACATTCTACAAAGTTACTTTGCAACAGCAACCAATCCAAACACAACCGCAATCGTTTTCCATAAATTCGTCTTTACACGCTCTTTTTTTACTTGTTTGGCACAATCACTCATCAATTCTTTTTGAGTGGCTGTAATCGCCTCTAAATGCGAAATTACGCTATCTTGATAAATAACCACTTGTCCTTGATTTGCAATTATTAAACTATCCTCAAAAACAATCTCTTTCATCAGGGCATTTTCAGACAGCAGATTTGCAATGCCAGAAGTGTCGCCAACGAGTGCCTCAATGGTCAGCGTGTCGTGGACATATTTTGTCCTGATTTCACGCAGGGTTTTTATTTTTACTGCACGGCTATTCAGCAGGGTTAAATACTCGGTTTTTAAGCTGTCGATTTCTGCCTTGTATTTGTTTACTTTGCCCTGCATGGTGTCTATATTTTGCCGTGTTTGGATTGCATCCTCACAACTCCGAGTGCTAAACACAAGGAAAAAAAGCAGAAAAACAATAATACCTGCATTTACCCACCTCATTCCTCTGCGAAAAAGTTTGTGACAAATTTACCGACGGCACCCAGTACACCGCACAGCAACATCAGTTTTGGGTGGTCAAGGTTTAACCCGGCAACGAATAAAGATGCAGCAGCGATGCTATCGCCCAAAACACGAAAGCGTTTAGGTGTTGGTGAGAAATAGTTTTTCAATTTCATCTTCCTTGTCCTACGTACGGCTTGCTGCTCTTGTGTTTGTTGGCTGACTTTTTGTGCCTGCCCAATCTCTTTTTGGGTTTCGGTTGCCATTTGGTTACCTCTTTACTTTTTGCCATGTTTAAAAAACTTGTAGATGCCTATGCAAGACAGCACCAATGCTGCGGTAAATGAAAGGAATTGAATAATGGGCAGCAACTTTGCTGCTGCTCCTGCAACCCATAATAACCAACTGCCCACTATTGTTTCGTTCAAATTTTTCACGGAAAGGGCGGTGATGGTTTTGGTACAAACGGGATAAGCGGCAAATCTTTCACCCACATAAAATCAGGGTTTACGCACTGGGAAATCTCCTCAACCGAAATCACCCACTTGTCGTCAGCATCTTGGATAGGGTTGAAAAAGCTATCGGCCATATACCATTGACCGATTAAGCTGTCTTTGTCTTCGATTGTCAGCACACCAACGTAGGTGCTGTATTGTTCCGGTGTTATGTCTTTTATGGTAATCATACGTTACGAGATAAAGTTGTTTGATATGCTTG